GAATGACAACCAGGGCCAGAAACTTGTTCAAAAAGATAGTTTGTGAAAACAAACCTGATGCTTTTGACGCTGAGTCCGTGGCGCTTCTCCGGGCGTTTTGCGAGGCAGATGTCCAGCACTTCAAGGCCACAAAGAAGCTGGAAGAGCAGGGCGCGGTGGTCATGGTTAATGCTCACGCCGGTGCAGTGCCGCGCCGGAATCCCTGGTATGACGTGCAAAAAGAGAGCGCGGCCACAATGTCCAGCATTTCCACGAAGCTCAGGAACAAGGGTGTTACCACCGAAGCTGAAAAGCCGAAGTCAAAAAGGGATGGGTTGATGTTTAATGGATAGACCCGGAAACATAATCCGGTTCATTGAAACCCTTCGTCTGCCTGATGGCACCATGGCCGGTGAGCCGGTTGTGTTGCGCCCATGGCAAAAGGAAATCATTCGGGGAGTTTATGGTCCTTGCAATGAATTGGGTAAAAGACTTGTCAAGCAGGCGGTTTTGTCCCTTGCCCGTAAAAATGGGAAAACAGCCATCGTAAGTTTTTTGACCCTGGCGCATTTATGCGGACCCGAAGCGGTCAGAAACGGCCAACTATACAGCTTGAGCGTTGACCGCGAACAGGCCGGCATTCTGTTCAATTATGCCAAGAATGTGGTTTATATGGACGAGGAGCTGTCAGAGCGCCTGAACGTAATAGAATCCAGAAAGCAGATTGTGGATCCGGTATCCGGTTCGGTATATTACGTCTTGTCTGGTGAAAAAAAAGGGAAAATGGGAAAATCGTCCAGTTTCATTGCGTTTGACGAATTGGCAGAGTTCGGCGCAGACCGCACCCTCTATGATGCCCTTTTGACATCAACCGGCGCACACGATCAGCCGATGGTGTGGACCTTCAGCACCCAATCGCCCGACAACAATGCTGTCATGTCAGAGCTGATTGATTACGGCAAGAAAATCCAGGCTGGGGACATCACAGACCCCACTTTCAAGATGTTCTTGTACGAGATCCCGGAAAACATGGACGTGTTTGATGAAAAAAATTGGCACCTGGCAAACCCTGCCCTGGGAGATTTCAGAAGCATCGACGAGCTTAGAGACTATGCCGAAAAGGCCAAAGCCATTCCGTCCATGGAAAGCACCCTGCGCAACTTATACGCAAACCAGAGGGCAGACCCCACGATAAAGTGGATATCAAGGGCCACATGGGAGGCGTGCGAGTGTGAATTGAACATTGATGCTTACCGGGGTCGGGAATGTTTCGGCGGGCTTGACCTGTCTTTCACTGCCGACCTGACAGCTTTAGCCTGGGTATTTCCATCCGATGATGGTTTTTTTGATGCGTTTGTGGATTACTGGAAACCCGGCGAAGGGATAAAGGAGGCTGCGAAGCAGGACCGGGTGCCTTATGATTTGTGGGCAAAACAGGGCTATTTGAGGCTGACGGGTGGCCGGGTGATAAAACTTGAACCTATCGCGGACCGCATGGCCGAGATTGCCAGTCTCACAAACCTCAAAGATATTGCCTATGACCGATACCGCCACCGGGAACTGGAAGACAAGATGAGCGATATGGGCGTGACTGTGCCCATGATTGAACACCCGCAAGGGTTTCGCCGGCTCGGTTTAGTTCGGGACGATCAGGGCAATAAGGTCACCGACAGCACTGGAAAGCCAGTTGAAAACCCGCTTTGGATGCCGTCAAGCGTCCAGTATTTGGAAAACCTTCTGATTGAGCAGAAAATCCGGATAGCATTCAACCCTGTTTTGAAATGGAATGTCGCCAACACGGTTATTCGAGATGACCCAGCTGGGACAGACAATAAAATTTTTGACAAACGAAAATCAACAGCACGAATTGATGGTGTTGTGGCGCTTGCCATGGCTGTTGGCCTGGCGATGGCCAAAATAAAAATGCAGAGCGAGTCGGTTTACAGTACAAGAGGTGTATTAACTTTTTGAAAAAGGAAATTTAAATGGAAGAATTGCCAAAGCGGGCGCTTTTGACCATCCAGGAAGTTGCGCGCTATTTTTATGTTTCTGAGCGCACGGTTTATTTGTGGATTGACCATGGATTACTTAAGGCTGAAAAATACCGCAGGGTTTACCGGATATCAAAGAAATCTGTCTTGAATTTTAGGCTTAAGCACCGGGTTGACCCAGAAAAAAAGTATGGAATGTGAAATTTTCTGTGAAATAAGCACCATTAAGCCCAAATAGATACATTTTTGTAATTTATATCCCCTGCTATCATACACAAAACTGATATCAGGAGGTTTCTTTGGGCTTTTTTTCAAAGCTACGAAACATTTGGAATTATGACCGCCTCACAGATGAAAAGATGTGGAACTCCGCATTGTGGAATTTGGCGGGGCAAAACACATCCGGCGAGAACGTCAACGAATATACAGCACTGAGTTATTCCGCTGTTTACAACGCCATTACCCTCCTTTCTGGGACAATCGGCTCTTTGCCTCTCCACTTATACCAGAAACGGGACAAGAAGCGGGTATGCGCTACCAACCACAATCTATATCGTGTCATGCACACCGCTGCCAACCCCTACATGACAGCCATGGCAATGCGTGAGTGCCTGATGTCTCACGCGCTTTCATGGGGCAATGGTTACGCCGAGAAAGTCACCAACGGCACCGGTCAGATCATTGAGTTATGGCCGATCCCGCCAAACAGATGCAAGCCAAGGATGCATGACGGCGAATTAAAGTACGAAATCACGGTTGACGGTGAAACATTTGTCATGGGCCGGGACAAGGTTCTGCACGTTCCTGGTATGGGGTTTGACGGTTTTGTGGGCTATTCGGTGGTAAGCCTTGCCGCTCAAGCCATCGGCCTTGGCAAGGCCATGGAAACCTTTGGAGCCAATTATTTTGGCAATGGGACACATCCAGGCGTTGTCGTTTCGCACCCAGGCAAGATCGGACAGGCCGCATATGACAATTTGAAGACATCTCTTGTCACCGCCCATTCCGGCCTTGGCAAATCTCACAAGTTGATGCTGCTTGAAGAGGGCATGAATATTGAAAAAATAGGTATTCCGCCTAATGATTCGCAGTTTTTAGAGTCAAGGCAGTTCCAAATTACCGACATTGCCCGTTGGTTTAACCTTCCTGTCCACAAGTTGAAGGAAATGACGAAATCGTCTTTCAACAACATCGAGTCAGAACAGCAGAGTTTCGTCACTGATTCATTGTTGCCGTGGTCAGTCCGCCTGGAGCAGAACTACAACATGCAGTTGCTCAAAGAGTCTGAGTTCCGGGCTGGACTGTATTTCAAGCATATTTTTGAAGGGCTCTTAAGAGGCAGTAGCGCAGATAGGGCCGAATTTTACAGCAAATTATGGAGAATCGGCGCCATGTCTGTCAACGATATTCGGGAAAAAGAAGACTTGGACCCTGTGGACGGCGGGGATGTCCATCTGGTTCCACGAGACATGACAACTTTGGAAACCGCAGGCCAGATAATCGATGACCCGGCTGCAAGACAGACGGTCCAACAGATTGTAAATCCCCAAAAGGAAGAAGAAAATGAGAATTGAAGACAGGAGTCCATTTCAGAAGATCGCCCCCAAAACACCGGAAATTGTCAACAAATCCGACGAAACCACCCTGTATTTGTACGATGAGATCAGCTTTTGGGGTATTAACGCCAAGGATTTCATCAAAGACCTGGACAGTATCAAGTCAGGGACCATTCACCTGAGAATCAATTCCCCCGGGGGATCGGTGTTCGATGGCACCACCATATTCAACGCCTTGAAGCAGCACAAATCAAAGGTTATTGTCCATATTGACGGCCTTGCAGCGTCCATTTCTTCCATCATTGCCATGGCCGGCGACGAAATCAAGATGGCTAAGAACGCATTTCTCATGATCCATGAGCCGTGGTCAATGGTCATCGGGTCATCCGAGGATATGAGAAAAGAGGCCGAACTTTTGTACAAGGTGCGCGGCACCATCGCCAACACCTACATGGACAAGTCCGGCAAAGACGAATCCGAAATCCT